GAAGCTACTTTGACCAATTACTTCTTCTTTCGCATCTTCATTTTGTTTTTTTTCTTCTTACCCTTTTTTTTCATTCCCTTTGAGTGAGAACCTTTTCCTGTATGATAAGGCATTATTTTTTTCCTTTCTTTTTCTTATTACCTTTTTTCTGACTTTTTAAAATCGCCATTTGTAAGCCTTTAGGTAATTTTTTTTGTTTTTTAGTTAGTGCCATATTTACCTCTTAATGTAATACAGTTGAGTGTATTACAATTAGGATAGCACAAAAAATTAAAATCTGAACCCATGTTTTTAATTCTTCAAAAGTTTCCCAAATGTTTTTTAATTTTTCTAACATTCTAACCTCCCTTTTTTTAGTGTGTGTTCGCAGATGTCTGAATAAATCCATCATTCCCTTTTTCTCTTGGTACAGATACTTGATGTATTGCATTACAAATTTTACACTTGTATTGATGTAATGACCAAATATGTCTTTCACTTTCTAGTTCTACAACTTCTTTATTGAATAAAAGTATTGAATTTTTTTGGTAGCAATTCATGCAAACCATCATTGTTTTTTCCTGTTCATAAGCTGTAATCCTTGTTTTCCAAAACGATAGCCAAATGAACTACCAATAATGATATAAAGCATATTAGAAAACCAATCGGGTGTATGCTGGTCTAAAAATACAAACCCTTCTTTTACATATTCTTGGGTAAAAGGCAGAAATGAACAAATTAATATACCACCAAAAATTAATGACCAAAATTCATCTTTCCAGCTTCCTCCCATTTGGTCTGTTAAAGACCTCTCATTTAGCATTGCACTTGTTGCTTCAGTTTCAAAAACTTTTGCTTCTGCTTTTGCCCTAGCAACTTTTACTTCTGATTCTGCTTTTGATTTATCTACCCTTCCTTGAAGCCAAGTGCCGACAAGTGAAGATAAAGGTGAAATTAAGGCTTGTAACAAATTACCCCCTAAATACTTTTTTCCATTTTCTCGATAAGCCTATTCCATCTATTTGTGGTTTGATTATAGGCTCGGCTATCTTTCATTTCCAAAATAGCTGTTTCAATATCATTATTTTGCAAGGCTTGTTTGAACTTTTTAAATTGACTAAGTTTTGGTAATCCTAGTTGAAATGACATATGAATTACACATTCCCTTACATTGTCATCAATATCCATACCTTCACAAAAAGTATTGGCATCATCAATCGCAACATCTAAATCTTTTTGAAATAATTCAACTGCTCTTTCATGTGTAATCGGTTTCATAAGTTCTTCTTTTTCATGGTCACGAATCAAATGACCAGCCGATATTGTCCAATATCCTAAATGGTCTTGATAAGGCTCAAGCAATAACCCGCCTTCCTCACGAATAATATCTTCCTGTAAAGTTACTAAATCCATTCTACCCTCGATAATACAAAAGCTATAAACTGTGTGCCAACCATAAAACCAATAGCCCATAAAACATAGTTCAGTTTCTTTACCTCTTTTTGCAGATGATAAATATGGTTGGTTTCCAAATTCTCTATCTTATTGTAAAGATTGACTAAATGTTCTTTGCTTGTTTTTGGTTCTAGTTTTGCCATGTAAACACCATATAATTTTTTATCGTATATATCAATATAATCTCATGCTTTCATTAACATTTACTAATTTACAATAACATTGATAATTCTTTGTTTCATCACCAATTCTAACTTCTTGTTTATGTAAATACTTTTGGAAATATTTACAATTATTCACACTTGATAAGTGCATACTTCCCGCTGGAATTCCACTTAAATAACAGGCTAACAAAAATGCTGGCTTCATGTTAAGTCTTTGATTTTATTGAACAATATTAAACCCAACAGCAACCCCAAAGTCAATGAAATTAAAAACTGTATCATTTTCCGTTCTTTTGCATATATGCAGAAGTTCCCATGTAAGCACCTACAATACCAGCACCCGAAATATAAAATAGATTTGATATATCGCTAAGTGCATTTACTCTTTCAATAGGCACTATAAACATTGCAACAGTAAAAACACCCATACCGATTAGGGTGTATCTTGCCATTCTAAGCTGTGCTAAATTTTTTCTAAGTTTTGTTTCAGTTTCTTTTATTTCTTTGACATGGCTCAATTCTTCATCTGAAACTACACCATCACCATCGGTATCATAATCTGAAAAAACACTATCTTTTTGAAATCTTTTTTGTTTAGCCAAAGTAAAAACCCCCTAAAAAACTAAAAGACCATATGCCTAATGTTAGATACATAAAATTTATCATCAGTTTTTTATTTTATACAAATATGCCAAAAATACAATAAAACCTATAACTGTGCATACTAATAAAAATATCGCACAATAATTAATAATTTTATCTCGTTGCATAATTTTTTTATGCTCGAACTCTTGTTTGTTTCGTCTGATGGTTGCTTCTTCTTTGATGAAGTCTTGCCAACCCGATTCCCCGTATGACATCATTATCATATTTCTTAATTCTTGCCTTTGTTTTTGAAGTTTTTTCTTTGCCATAAAACTGTCTATGGCAACTTGCTCAACATTCCCTTTATTAAATATAGATTGAATTAATGTTGGATTTTTAGCCCTTTTTTCAAAGTTCTCAATATCACTTGTGTTACTCATAAATGTAGAAACTTGGCTGGACATTTCGGATATATCTTTTCCTAATGCCACGCCCTGTTTAAGGTAATTAAAGGCTTTAGAAGCCCCTGTTAGTAATAATCCGATAGTAGCTGGGTCGATAACTCACTCCGTTAATCAGCTTTTTTTATAGTAAGTTTTTTTTCTTTTACTTGTCTTAATATTTCTGCGTAATGTCTGTTGTTAGGGTCAGTAGGAACGTAAACTGTTTCACCATCAATAGTTGCAATAACCACAACCCCAGTAATAGTTACTTCTGCATCAGTTCCTTTATATCTTGTAATAGAGCAATGTTTTACTTCAGTAATATTCATTTATATCTCCGCATCTATTACTAATTTTGCATAACTACTACCACCATCGTGACCCCAATAATCACAATGATGAGATGTCGTTAGTCCACTACTAACACTTTGAAAACAATTTGTCCTTTCAATACCAGTTCCAACTGGAAAAGTTACATCACTTGTTCCATTTTGAACAACATTACCAGTTGATAGCCATCTTAATTCAGTTGCATTTGTTACAGTTATTGTTGGATTAGCCCTTTTTACTGGATATGTTAAAAACCATTCTGCTCTGTTTGCAACATCAACATGACCCGAACTACCATTAAGTACATTTGCAACCAAATTTTGGGCATGAACTTGACCACCACCTACATTGTAAACTGTGCAATATCGTTGGCAATCATTCCAAGTATCTATAAATGACCTATGCTCAAACGGAGTTACTTGATTTCCCAATTCAATCTGCCACCCAGTAACATACATATTAGCACTTGCAGTTCCTATTAATTTTACAGCAGAAGAAGTAGATGAAGCAAAATTTGAAGTTGTATGCCAACTTCCAGTAGTTGATGTTTGGTGTGTAGTACCCACACCTAAAGAAATGCCAGTAAAAAAACTTCTTGCATTAGTTATTGGAAAATCAGTTGTACCACCAGTTGTTGGTGCTGTTATAGTAAAAATTTTCTTTTCCCAAGTATTAGCACTATCTATTGTAAAAGGTTGAACATAACTTTGAGAGTTTGCACCTTGGTCTAAAGCATAATAAGTAAATGTACCAGTTAAACTTGATTTAATCCAAAAACTAACAGTTACATTTTCTGCATTAGATGTTCCCCACATAAGCTGACTTGAATTTAATCCTTCAACTTTTTGTTGAAACAAAGCGTGTTGTGTTCCTGATAAACTTGTATCTGCTGTATCAATATTTATTTTAGTGCTATTAATAAAACCTTGACCACTAGGAACATCTGTACTTTGTGAAAAGGTTATTGCTCCATCTGTTTGATTGGAACACTCATACCTATCACAAACAAATCCACTTGCACCAGAGAATTGAGTGCTTGTGCTTCTCTGTGCAACTTCCATTTTTGAATTCAGAATAATATTTCTACGACCCCCAATCTGACTATTGGTCATTACCTCGCCTAGTTTTGCTAGTTCTCTTGCTTTAGTCATTTAATCACCCACAATATAATGCACAAGGAACAGTATAACTTCCGTCATCATATGTTTCTTGCTTAATGTTTGTTAAAACTTTACCAATAGTTTTACTTCTAACTATATCATCATCTTGAACTTTAGCTGTTCCATCACCTTTAGATGAAAGCAAATCACCAGCATTTACAGTAATATCTTTTGATATTCTAACAACACCAGTACCTACTGCCATAACAAACATATCGTTTACTGAATCATCATCATTATCCCAATCCATAAATACACCATAAACTCTTTTAGAATCTTCTGTATCAGATATTTGACATTTTGTATGCTTTTCATCATTTTCTTTAATTATTTCGGCATCTTTATAAGTAATATCATTATGTTTGTAAGTAATTTTATCTCCAACTTTTTTACCTTTTGGTAAAGCAATACTTACTTTTTCTACATAGTTACTTGTTCCATCAGTAGGCTCAACTGTAAATTTTACTTGATACCAATCACACATTTTATCAATTGTTTCTAAAACTGTTCCTCTTAATATTGTTGGTTTTGAATTATCTTCAAGTCTAGACCAATGTGTGCCACTAAAAGAAGTATAACTAACTGTTGAACCACTTACACTTATTGCACCCTCTTGTGTGTTCGCTTGTCTAATAGATATTACTTGACCATCATTTGTATTTCTATTTGCTATAAATGCAACACCCGCACCTCTTGTATGATGAGCAACTCCACTTGGGGAAAATCCACTACCCGCAGTTGAAACACTTACATCGGTTTTATGCATAAGAATAGTACCACCACTGGTTATTCTCATTCTTTCAGACGTACCACTACCATTATTAGTAGCAAAAAGGATATGTGCTTCATCAGCAGTTCCCGATGACCTATCTATTTCAATTTTACCAGCTTCAAAAGCAGTACCATCATTTCTAGCACTATGAACAACAATTCTTCCTCTATCTCCAGCACCCGAGCCAGTATTATTTGATGTTAAACGTAACTCACAAGCAGTACCAGCACCAGTAGCTAGATTAAGTTTTCCACTTGGACTATTTGTTCCTATGCCTACATTCTCTGAACTATCTATGGTTATTGCAGTGGCATCAGCATTATCGTCTATACCTTGTGAAGTAAAAGCACCACTTACATCTAATGTGCCACCCATAGTAACATTACCATCAAATGTTCCACCATCTTTTTTTGAAACTGTATCTGCAACACCAAAGACATCATAAACAGTTACAGTTAAAATATCCCCAACTGAAGCACCCGAAGCCAATACAATAGATGAACCACTTGTTGAAGTATAATCTGCACTATTTAATAAAATACCATTTAAATATACATCTATATAATTTTGGTCTATGTAAGCTAATGTTGAACCCTCACTACTTGCTCCAGTAAATGTTGTTTGTCCAGCGGTTGCTGTGTAAGTGTAAACTCGTCTTACGGCATTACTAGGTGATGTTCCAATATAGGGCATTTTTTATATCCTCAAAATAATTTAAACGCTTTTAGTGCTGTATTATGTATACCAGTTAAAGAATTTTTACTTCCGCTTGATTGGTCTGAAAATACTCCAACATCAAAATAATCGCCAGTTGAAACAGTTGTAATAAAAGTGCCTTGAAATGTTATTTGTTCGCCCTCATCTCCAGTTAAAAATAAATGGTCTTCTTGTGCTATTGCTGTATTCTTTCTTAATCTACCAAGCATATTATCACCATTTGTTCCACCAGTTATTCCAGCCCTCCAACTTATTAAAAAATAACTACCATTAAATTCTGATGTTATCAAAAGCCTATCATTTGTTGCATCATAAAGACCATTTGTGTCTACATCACTTGTTTGAAAAGGTAAAACTGTAAAAGAATTATCGGGAACAGTAATTTGAGAAGTGTGGCTCATTATTGAAATTACTGGTGCAGATTGTGTTAGAATTCCTCCCGATGATATTGATAAAGCATCTGTGTCACTTGCAGAACCAATAGTTCCACCATCTGCAATGACAACATTTCCATTTGCTGTTAATAATCCAGTTGTTGTTGCTGTTCCCGCTACTGTTAGATTTCCACTTAATGAAGCATTTGTTACACTAATACTTGTTGGAAATACTGTTGTTATTTGATTTCCTAAGTATGGCATTATGTTTGCTCCATAATTGATAATGTTGCATCAATTTTTCCAGCTACACTACAATCTATTTTTATAACATCTGTTGTTTGTAAAATTACTTTATTTCCGCCCAATAATTCTAAACTTGAACCTACTGGAACTGGTGCATCTTTAACTAAAAATACTGTTTCATTTGTTTCTGTGTCGCTTGTATCCGATACAAGTTGAACATCTACTGTAACTTGGGCTGTATGAATATTACAAAGCACCAAACCCAAAACAACTGTTGTCGTGCTACTTGGTACAGTATAAAGTGTTAAGGGTGTACCAGCACTACTAGGCATTGCCCCATTTGATTTAACTTTAAAAGTATTTGCCATTTATCCCCCTTTTATCCAAGTGCAATAGCTAATGGTACAACATTCGGGTCACTTTCAGTAATTGCAACCCCACTAGGTAATGTAATAGCATTTGTTGCTGTATTAATACTAAATATTTCTAAATTATCTGAACCATCATTTATTTTAATTTTAAGTGTATTTGTTGTTGCATTATCCACCCAAATTGTACCAGCAACCGCTGAAGCGGGTGCAGAACTTCCTACATGAGCAGAATTTAAGGCACTTAAAATATTATTTAATTCTGTTCTAAAACTGCTAAAACCTTGATTTGCTAAATTTACATCTGATACTTGAGCCATAATTTTTTATACCTTTTTTTTAACTACTTTGCAATCCAAAACCTTTTGCTATGTAATCAAATGTTCTATCAACCGCAGAACCGCTAGAGTTTTGAAAAGCAATAGTAAATCCACTTGCTGTTTTTGAACTAATAGCAAATACGTCACCAGTTTGCATATTTTGTGCTGATATTCCTAATGCTGGAACGCCAAAAAACGGATTTGTAAAAGTAATTGTTTTACTTCCGCTTGAAGTCTGTAAATCATTTTCTGAAAAAGTTCTTTCTTCCATGTTTAATTTAACTGAAATTTGTCTGACATTACTTGAAGTCTGTGCATCATCATTTGACAATTTTAACCTAAATTTTGCAAATTTAAATTTAAATGTAGCTGATTGAGAAATATCCCCAAATGTAGTGCAATCTGCCAATGATGTTGTTGAAGTTGCTATTTGAACTCTTTGAAATGCATGAAGTTGTTCTGTACCATCAAAGGGTGCTTTTGCATCATCGAATAAAGAAGCACCTCTACCATTATCAAAAGTATCATACGGGTTTTGTGCGGTAAGTGTAATTGAAGGCTCAACATTTCCGTCAAAAATTTGATTTAATGAAAAACTATTTACAAAATTATAAAAGCCTTTTGCATCAATGTTTGAATTATTGAAATTTGGATTTGATGTTGTATCAGTTCCACCCAATTCAAAATCTCCTTCAACACTATCAAAATTCCCTACTGTATCATCAAAATTTGTTACTGTGTCTAACGCTAAAACTGTGTTATTTTCAAAATCTTTTTTAACAGATAATGGAAATGTGCTATCCATTTGAAGCTGTGAAGTTAAAATATTAGGTGTTTCTGTTATAGTTGAAATTTGTTGATAACTTTGTATACCCGAAATATTTGTTGTTATGATTGTGGCTTCGGCTGAACTGTTTCCATTTTTATCAACTGCCTTTATTAAATATGAACCTACTCTTGCGGGTACAATCGCATTATCACATTTTCTTCTAGGACATCGTACTAAATTAGTTGAATCTAACCATCTTGCACCAGTAAGTACATCTTGATACCTTATTTCGTAAAATGAAATATCTAAATCACTATTTGCTGTGGGTGGTGTCCAAGTTAATTTTAAATGGTCTTGTCCATGCAATTCAACAGCAAAATCATCAACATTACTAGGAACATCGACCCCACCAACAATTTGTCTTGTGGTTGATATAAATGTACTTTTTGAACCAATAGTATTTACTGCCCTTGCTCTAACTTGATATGTTGCTCCATCAATCACGTTAAGGTGTTGATATTCAAGTATTTTTCCAACTGCTATTTCTCTAAAAGAATCACTTACAGCATTTCCATTTGGGTCTAAAGTCTGTTTTATTTGAACTTCATAATTGTCTACAAATAAATCTGTTGAAGCACCAATCGTAATTAATAATCTTGTTATTACAATTCCATCTGCATATTCGACTAATTCATCATCTAAAGTCAAACTGGCTGGTGGTAATACACTAAAAGGATTTGGTAATACTGTATCGGGGATTGTTGCTACCTCTTGTTGTGTTCCAAATGTATAAAAACTATCTTGATGTTCTGAACATTGTAAACTTACTGTATGGTCTGAATTTATAGTCAAACCTTGAACCCTAAATGGTTTTGATGAAAATGCTGGTGTTGCATGGGTAATATTCACAATATCACCAATAGATAAATCAAGGGCTGTAGCGTCTGCTGTAAGGGATATATCTAAACTTGACCTAGACCGCCTTAAAATGATTTCTGCCATCTCTTGGGCTTGATATGGGCTTGTAAACATAGAAAAATCAAACCTACCTTCTAAAAGCAACCCGCCATCTGCTGTTTTCATAGTAGCGTGTTGGTCTGCACTTGCCAAACCAGTTTCGTCTACTGGTGGAAATTGTGCTGTATCTGATTGAAAGTTTTTATCGGGATTTATAAAACTAACAATAACCCTATTATATCTTGAGTTTTTATTCTTACTTTGAATACTAATACCATTGATAATATTATCTTCAGTTAAAGAAATAGAAGCCGAACCGCTTGTTTCTACTAAAATATTATATACACCCGAACTAAAATCTAAGTATGACCTTGAACCTCTAACAAAGTTTTTGACATTATCTATTGCTTTGACCGATGTATCAACAACAGTATGGCTGTCCATCAAATCAATCTGACTTGCACCGCTGAACGGGGTTATATTTGTATCACAAACATCTGTTGCGGTTTGCCAATCTGCAAAATTACTATCGAAATAGCTGTTTGGTATTCCCATACCAAATCTTTCATTTCTTAAATAATCTAATAATTGAAGTATTGGATTATCTGAATATTCCCATGTAGTGCTGTCATCTTTTCTGTGACTACCGCTTCCGCCTGTAACTGTACTATCTAAATTTGGATTATATATTTTTCTTCCTTGAACAATAGCTTGAACAGTTGGTAATGAGCCAAATTTATCAGCGTTCCATTCAAACCGAATCGCTAAATAAGCTAGACCTCTTAATCTGTGATTGCTTGTCCATGAAGTCAAAGTGGATAATAGTGATGAAGCTGTTTGGCTGTCTGTCCCATAATGCGGTTCAACAGTTATTAAACTTGAACTATCAAAAAAATTTACATCACTACTTGCAACAGTTCTTTGAACATTGTCTTGTAAATCCCCGCTAAAAGTTACCTCTTTATCATTTACAAATATTTTTGTTATATCATTTATTTCACCTTCACTTAAAACAATAGCCATATAAAGATATTGATTATCTGTTCCCGATGTTTGCAAAAATACAACATTACCACCGACTTTTCTTGTTCCGTAAACTATAGGAATATGTGCATTTGCAGTGAATTTATTGACCAAAACACCTTTTGCCTGTTGTTCTGCAAAATTATCACCAAATTCGGGAATAGCGGGTGTTGGAACAAGCCAACCGATAACATCTTCAACAACATCAACAACAATTTCGACAACATCTTCAATAATATCGACAATGCCATCAATAATATCTCCAACAAATCCGCACATTTAGAGCAATCTCCAGTTGCTACCCATATTTTCAAATCCTAGTTTTTTAAATACTGGGTCTATTTGTAAGCCTGTTGTTACTCCCAAAACAATCGGCAATCCATTTGCAATTTTTTTCACGCTTTCAATCATAGTTTTTACAAGTTTGTAATTTCTAAAACTTTTTTTTATGTAAATTACATGAATATTTATCATTTGCCCTTTGCTAAACCAAAATTCTGATTTGTGAAATATACAACAGCCTATAAGAACATTTTTGTCTAAATCTTTTAAAAGAATAATTTTGCCCTTTTGTAATATTGTATTAATAAAAGTTGTGAGTTTACCTTTATCAATATCGGGAAAATTTAAGTCTACCAAATCAACTTCTTTGAACTCTACCAATAAATCATAAATGTTTTGAAAATCTTTTTTTTCTGCTTGGTATAAATGTACGCTTGTCATACCCTACCCCATTTAATATCTCTAACAGTAAGGGCAGAAAACTCCATGCCTTTATCTGAAGTAAAAAATCTTTTTTGTGAATTATCTGTTGTTGTCCTCCCGTTTGTTTTGGAAAAATTAGCCCAATGTGAAGTAATTGTTAAAACTACACTTGCTGTTTGTGTCGTATCTGTAATTTTAAACTGGTCAATCGTTCCGTAAAAAAGTAAAAAAGGATTGGCTATTATTGCCATATTTGAATCTAAAAAACCCCTGTATATAAAGACATCATCATTAATAACATTCTCATTTAAAACAATTGACACATATGTTTGGTCTACACCCGAAAGACTTAATGATAAACTGTTTTTTGTTGGCTGATTTGTTTCACTAATATTTGTTATCCCTCTTAAATGTCCATTTGCTAAATAAGTTCTTGATGAACCCGACACATTTGAAACAATATCAAAACTTGCATTTGTTAAATAAACAGGTGTGCCAAAACCTAATTCAACCAACATAACAGGTTCAATATTACCCGTTGCTAGTTCTGTTTTTACCGCACTTGATAGACCTCTAGCCACTATAAACTTTCTCGAACATCAAATTCATAAGAAAAAAGTAAATTACCATTTTTATCATTTGAACTTGTGTTAAATTCTTGAACATCACTTGTTAAATATACTGTAAATGGCACACTATCATAAGTCACCGCACTATTGTCCGCTAATGCTTCCCTTAATGGTGGTTCTATTGTAACTGTTGCAGAATTGCTTGAAGAAGTTACATCGTCAACAATCATATAAACTTTATCATGTGCAAATTTTATAAAATCACCAGCTTTTAACCTACCAGCACCATCACCAGCAAAACCATCTATGGCTATTGTAGTATCTGCAACCGCATGACTTCCATTGACAAGTAATGTGCCAGTTTCATTTCCTAAAGCATTGAAATAGCTGGGAAAAGTAACTGTAAAATTTTCTTTTCTTGACCTTTGTTTCATAATGAAAGCCTGTATCGGGGCAAAATCTGCCCGTGTCATTGGCTGATATTGTATTGTAAAACTAAAATGCTGACCTTGGATTTGCCTTCTAAACGTCTTGCCACTATCTGTTTCACTAAACAAAGTTTTCTGATTACTTTTTAGATTTATCGCTATGAAATCTGTGTTTGGTAATGCACCACTCATACTATCGCCATTTTACCTTTTTCGTTTACTGCACTATTTATTAAATTTATTATTGTACCCCTACTGTTTACCAGTAATTCATTAAAACCTCTAGCATCTACAGTATTTATGTTAAAATTTACTGTAACATTCTGATTCATGCCAAGTTTATTATTTGGAACTATAGTTCCCGCTTGGTCGGGTACAAATAATTCCGCACCTTTTTCACCAACAATACTTGGTTGCCCTACTGGTGGTCTACCTCCTTTTTCAAAACCTTTTATTTTATTAATTAATGAAGTACCAAAAGCTAATGCACCACCTACAGCAACAACATTAAGAGGAAATGGAATTGAAGCAAAAGTTTTCATTGCACCTTCATAAAGGCTTATAAATGCTTTCTTAATTGCATCTGCTTTAAATAATGCCATTGACTGTTTAAACGCCATTCTTACAGCTTCACCAACTAACATTTCAATTAAACTTCTAACAACAAATCTTCCTAAATCTGCAAAATTAAGTTTACCAGTCATAACAAAATCTGTAAGTGCGGTTTTAAGTTTTCCAAAACTTTGTTTACCAATATCTTCTATTTGTTTAAAACCACTTTTTTGTTTATCAACTGCTTCCATAAACCCTTTTGAAAATGATTGATATGCTTGTGTTAAAATTCCAACTTCTTCAGTTTGACCTCTTAGTTTAACATTCATTTCTTCTAATGGCACTTCAAATACTGCGTCTTTAAGTTGATTTAATACACCAGTAACTGCTTCAAATTGCTCTTTATTACCTTTAACTTTTTCTCGTAAATCTGTAAGTTGACTTATTAATGGGTTTACATCTGTTGCCATAAATGCTTGAAATGCATCATCACTTTTGTTTTTAAAGGTTTGAAGTTCTGCTATAACAACTTCCATTTCTGCTTTAAAATCCTCTAAAGATTTAGGTTTCTCGAACATTTTAAAAAATTTATCAGTAGCCCCAGTTAATTCAGCTATTGTTACGCCTAAAGCTAGTAAAACACCTATAACTGTAGTTTTAGATATTTTTGACATTGCCAACATAGCTAACCCAACTTTTCTTACAGATAAAGCCAAGGCTAAGAAAGATTTTGAGATTTTAAATACAACAACCCCGATTGCTAACGCTTTAATTGTTTCAAAATTATCATGTAAAAATCTAACTGCATTTCCAGCCATAATTACAGCGTTTGAAAGACCTTTTCCAACAGCTTTTGCAACTTTTTGTATAACATCTTCATTATCTTCAAGTGCCTTATCCAAAGCACCAAATTCAGATTTAAGACCAACAAAAAATGCTTCTGCTACAGTTTTTTGAAAATTAAAGAATTTATCACCAATCATTGAAAGCCTACCTTCTAATGTATTAGCTAAATCTGTTGTTGCATTTGCAAACCTTCCATCTTTTCCAAAAACTCTTTCAAAGGCTTCGGCTGTTTCATCGGCTGTTACTGTTGCACCAGCTTTAAAACCTAATAAATCCCTTACACCTCTTTCACGAAAAATATCTGCACTTGCTACACCAGCAGAAAAAGACCTTTGAATTTGTTCTGCTGTTGTTCTAAAATCCAAACCAGTAACACTAGCAACCCTACCAGTTATTTCTAACATTTTTTGTAATTCTTCGGCATTTTTTGAAACTACCGCTAAATTACCCGCACCCTGTTGAATTTGTTCTAAACTAAAAGGTACTTTTGAAGCAAATTTAGACATAGTGTCAAAGGCTCTTGCACCCTCTTCCGCACTATTAAATAAAAATTTTAATCTGATTTGTAAAGATTCGACTTGTTTCCCAACATCGACAAAAGATTTAATTGCTACCCCAGCACCCAAACCTATAAGTGCATTTCGCAAATTAAATACTGCATTTTTCATTTTGTCGACATTCGTTGTCGCACTTTGCATAGCTTGTCGGGTTTTATCCTTCGCTATGATGTCAATATTTACTTGTTTACTTGCCATTTATCTTCTTGCCTGTGCCAATCTTTCTTGTCGTTCTCTTTCTTGGTTTTGAATTTCAAAATATGCTATCCACATATAAAATTCATCAACTGACATTAGCAAGATTTCGGAAACTGTTTTATGTAACTTTTCGGCTAAACTAAAGATATTGTGAAGCTCAACATCATCTTTTAGTTTTTTTTATAGTCTTCTATATCGGGGTTTCCTGTTCCCATTATTTTTGTGGCAACTTCTGCAATGACATTTGTATCGGCTTTTTTCTTAAAACCTAAAACATCACCAGCATTGAACATTTTTTCGCCATCTTTTGTAAGAGCCTTTTCAATGATTACATCAATTAAAACAATCAAATCAGTATTAGTAGCACCTTTGAATATTTTTTGCTTTTCAAGCATATTAAAAGGCTTGGTATGGATCGCCATATCACCTAC